AGTGTTGTGGCTGGGTTTGCTGGTGGACGCACCCGACACTCCCCCGGAGCATCAAAAGATCAAAGTGATCAGAGAACATCCGAATATGCGGGCGACTGAGAAACTGAGGATCGCACGATTATGACGATTGAAATCAAAATTCTGGGTGTAAGTGAACTTCAGAAGAAACTGAACAAACTCACCCAGCGTTACAATCAGGGTTACCGGATCGGACTGGAGAAAGGGGCGAAGTACTTACTTCGGGAAAGTAAAAAGATCGTTCCTGTTGACACAGGGGATCTCAAGCGAAGTGGATTCGTGTCGATCACTGGACGACGTTTTGATTCGGTAGCAACGATTGGATACACCCAGTACTACGCGATCTGGGTTCATGAAAATCTGGATGCACAACACAAGCCGGGGAAGTCTGCGAAGTACTTATCGAGGATTCTGCAACACCGTGGACATATTCAGATCGCTGCCCAATACGTTTACAACGAGATGTCCAAATATTCAAAGACTGTCTGATCTATGGCAATTCCATCCGAAAGCCCCGCTACGATCACGGCACAGTTTCTGGTTAATGAATCTGCAGGCGGATTCAGGACAAACAATCCGAAAACGGAGCCGGGCTGGCTGGTATCCACAGGACAGCATCCAGACACACCAGACAACGCCATTACCTTGACAGAAGCCCCACTGTATAGGGACGGCGATAAATTGATGAATGGGGATTCTGTTGCGAAGCCGATGGTTCAGGTTCGTGTTCGGAGTTTGTCAAGAAACGACGCATATCGTAAGGCCGCAGAACTATTTGAGTTACTCAGTCACGCTCGTGGTGAAATCGTCACAGTGAATGAGAAACAATTTGAACTGCAGAACTTTTCAACGACAGAACCCCCGGTGTTTATGGGGAACGAGCCAAATACGGATCGCCCCAACTTCACTTTTGATATTTACCTCACTGCAAAGGAACTCTGAACATGGCTCGATTGGATGATGGATTTTCAACACAGATTACATTCGGTTCTTTTTCCAGTGTGAATCTCTGGGAAAAGGAAGTCACGCCACCGGGCATGAGTGCCGGTGGAGCGAACGAAACTACCACAATGCGGAACACAACGTACCGCACGAAAGCCCCAAAGAAACTGATCTCTTTGGACGACATGGAACTGAACGTCGCTTACGACCCTGCTATCTACGGCGACATCATTGCGATGCTCGGCAAGAATCAGCAAATCACCGTGACATTCTCAGATGACTCGTCTTTGACGTTCTGGGGGTGGGTTGACGCGTTCAAACCCGGATCGATTCAGGAAGGCTCCCAGCCAACCGCTTCGATCACCATCATCTGTTCGAATGAAGATGACTCTGAACCCGCTGTTGAAACCGCACCAAGTTACGGTGCCGGTTCGTAATCTCAAACACCTTCGTTACAGGAACATCACGAACAGGGACGGTAACGACGTCCCTGTGTTTTTAAGGAACACCAGAAATGTCAGTTCAGTTCAGTTACGATCCAGACGTGTTCGTGTTTGCAGTTCGTAACAAGAAAAAAGACGAGAAGATTGACGGGAAGCTGGTCAAAGGCTGGGATCATTACTGCATCACAGATATGACCGGTGAGGACCGCGACAGCTACCTGATGAAGCTCACTTCGATGATGGATACGTCGAAGATCCAGACAAGCGAAGTGGATGCAGACGGCAACCCCAAAATCGAGTTGTCAGCGGTTCGCAGTATCGAAGGATGGTCTACGCTGCTGCTGTCCCGTTGCGTTCGTTTCTACGATAAGGACACCGAAGATATCGGCGACCTTGTTCCGGCAGACGTTCTGTGTCTTTGGCCTTCGCCACTCCTTGATCAACTCATGGAGAAGGCAAACGCAATGACCGGAATTCAGAAGAAAGACGAAGTAGCAAAAAAATCCTCGGACGACCAGAACTCCGCGACTGGTATCGTCTAAGTCATTTTTTCAAAATACCGATACGCGAACTCATGCGGACGATGACGTCTACGGAGTTCGCGTGTCACATTTATCTGTTGAACGAAAAAGAACATCACGATAAATTTGAGCGGAAAGAAAAGTGGGAGTACTACCTTGCCCAGATCGCAATGATACTGGTCAAGCTGAAGTCAAAGAATCCGGAAATCTGGAAGATTGATGACTTCATGTATTCCTATAAAACCCCAGAACCTATAGTTCCCCCATCTGAAGAAACGCGACAAGCGATGCTAAAGATGAACAAAGAACGATGGGCTGCGTTCTGTGGTACGTCTATGAAGAAACTTACTGGACAGGACGAGGGATCAAACAATGGCAGCGACCCTGAATCTCCCTACAATCGTCGTGCGGATGATGCTGAATGCGAATCAGTATCTGAACGCGATGAACAGAGTACAGACCGCGAACAACCAACTCCAGCATCAGACAGCGACGCGAGCGGTAGCACTTAACGTCGCTCGAAACATCGTTGCCCCACTGGCTTTAATCGGAACAGTCGCTGTTCGGGAGTTTGCCAGGTTTGATCGTGCGATGACTGAATCGCTTTCCATCATGGGGAGTGTCGCCCCAGAAATGCGAAAGCAGATGGAAGACTTGGCCATCTCTCTTTCTACGACTACCAGCACTTCAGCCGAAGACTTAGCCAGATCGTATTACTTTCTGGCTCAGTCCGGTCTGAAGGTAAACGAAGTCATGTCGGCATTGCCGATTGTGAACAGCTTTGCAATCGCTGGTATGTTCGACCAGAAGAAAGCGACCGACATTCTGACTGACGCACAAGCGGCACTCGGATTGAACATCGCTAATAACGCGGCAGCGAATGCTTCTAACATGACTTATCTCGGCGACATACTGATTAAGTCCTCTACTATCGCGAACTCTTCCGTAGAGCAATTCTCAACCGCTTTAACCAGCAAGGCTGGTGCCGCCCTGAAATTCTTTAAGATCCCAGTAGAAGAAGGGATGGCGGCACTGGCAGCGTTTGCCGATCAGGGGATCAGAGCAGAACTTGCTGGTAATAGTATGGACCGCGCTTTGCGACTGTTAGCCAAGTCGGCTTTGTCGAATGGTCACGTTTGGAAAATGCTGAACTTTGAAATTTACGACGCTAACGGTAATTGGAAAGCACTGCCGGAAGTTGTTGAAAACCTCGAAAGAGTGATGGCAGGATTGTCTGCTGAACAACGCGCTGCCACGCTGGCAATGATGGGATTCGACGCACGTTCCCAGCAAGCCATTACACCATTGATTGGTATGTCTGATGCGATGAAAGGATATGTGGCTGAGTTAAAGAATGCGAACGGCACTATGAACGAAGTCGCAACCGCAGTAGAGTCATCGTTCTGGAAACAGATGAACCGTGCATGGAATGTTATCGTTGCTGTAGCGATTGAAATCGGAGAGCGGTTAGCCCCCATTCTGGCTGTGTTAGTCACATGGCTTCAATCAGCGGCGAACGCATGGTTGAGTCTTGGCAGTGCCGCACAGACAATTTCCATCATCGTTGCGGCAATGGCAGCAATGGCAGTCACACTTGCCGCGTTAATACCATACCTCACTGCAATGGGGGCTGCTCTGGCAGCATGGACATTCGCATTTAACCCACTGCTGGTAGCGATCCTCGGTACTGTTGCAGCAGTCGCTGCACTCGCTGCTGCAATTGTTCTGCTTCCTATGGCGATCGTTTCCATGACGAAGGAATGGAGTGGATTAAACGCGGCACTGGAAGAACAGACAAGGTTGAATGATAAAATCATTCAGCAACAGCAGCAGATGATGAACAAGGAGGTGAAAAAGGCACAGGATATCGAAGACCCAAAAGCTAGACTGGCCGAATTGGAATCGCAACTTGAGACGGCGAAGAAGAATCGTGCTGGAGCGGGTGCGGCATGGCAAGGAGCAAGGACTGCAGCGGATACCCAACGAGAAGGGCGATCAAATACACGAGTTCTGCAGGGGATGTGGATGGGTGACGAAGAGCAGGCCGCACTGGATCAGGACGTTGCTGAGGCTGAAAAGAAAAAACAGATGCTTGATGATCACATCAAGCGGTTGGAAGAAGAGAAGAAAAAGACCGAAGCTCAGTTAGGAATCGGTGCCGATACCAGACAGAACTCTGTCAAGATGATGGAGCAGGCTGGAATCCTGAAACCGGGCGAAGCTGAAAAAATGTCCGGTCAGGAATTACTGGAAGCAATTGAAAAGTGGGAGAAGTCGATGGGCAAGACGACTCCAGCTTTCGATTCAATTAAGAAAGCACTGGAGCACACCGGAGCATCTATCGTAGACGGAGTGAAGGGTGCTGTACAGTTTGGTGAAGATGCTGCCGACGTCGTCAATCGCGAAATGGAGCGAATCAAAAAGACGAAAGAGATCGATGAAAAAATGGCAGCTAATGCCAGAGACGAACAAGAACGTCGCGACAACCTTTATGCGAATAACTACAACCAGACGAAAGGAACTTTAGGTCCAGCTCGTTCTGCCCGTGACGTTTTCCGAAACGACATTATGGGTACGTTGCCGGATGTTATTCGCAATAAGCAGATCGGTCTCCCTGGGTTTATGAATCAGAAAGATAACCCAGAGATCCGACAGGCACGTAAGGAAGAGAAGGAGCGTCGCGATAAATTCGACCGTGAAAAAGAACAACTCGAAATTCAGAAACAACAGCTCACTGCCCTGCAGACAATTGCAGGCAATTCGCAAACGAATAACGTTGTAGGGACTGTTGGTAAGTTCGCCAAAGGTTTACTTGGACTATAGGAACTGATCAAATGGGAGCAGTGTACTACGGTGTTGTTTCATGGGAAATGGAACGCGACGATAATGGTCATCGTAACTACAATGTTACGATGCAGGTACGAACAACGGATCCCCTTGACGGACCCGCTGTTGTGATCAACTGTGTTGGACTTCCAACACTCGGCACGTCATGGTTGGTTGGAAACGATGAGGACGATTGGGCATGGGTCACACCATGGACCAGAGTTCGTCCAACTATGATGAATGAGAGGAACTGCATCTGGTTGGTGGACATGAAGTTCACTACTGCTCCGATGATTCGCCAATCGGATCAGACGGTAGAAAACCCATTGAACGAACCAGCTAAAGTGAGCGGCGGGTTTACGAAGTATACTGAGGAAGCTACATACGACCGATTCGGTAACTTCCTGTTGATGAGTAGTTTCGAGTTGATGAAGGGACCACAGGTTGAGGTTGAACGTGGACGACCTACAGTGCGGGTCACTCTGAATCGCTCATCACTTCCTCTTGCTACCTTTTCGCAGTTTCGTGGTGGAGTGAACGATTCGACTTTGTGGGGGCTGCCAGCCAGAACTATTCGACTGGCGGACATCGCATGGGAACGTAACGTTTACGGGG